GGACCCCTCCCAACCACTCGTTACGGGGTTTGGAGTTGATGATGGGAGAACCCAGTTTGATGAACCCCACAGCGGTGCCTGTGGTGGTCTCCTGGATCATTAGCTTCATCTCTTTACCTGGCGCTTCTTCATAGGTAAATGATGCAGTCATTTCCAGAAGAGTATTGAACGTACTGTGATCTGGTTGAACAATACGAAAGTTCATGTCCTCAGGATGCATAGAGAAATCCTGAAACAGATCATCTTCATGAGACATTCCAAAGAGAGTTGGAGGAATCTCTTTGATACGTTCAAGTTTTTTCATACGAAAGAAATCATCGATACGGTTGATAGAACCGTAAGCTTCGTTAATCTTACCGTATGCGTATAGAGTGTCTTCTGGAGAAAGAATCATTTATATACCAGTTTATTAGAAGGGGTTACAATTTTGCTGAACATCTGATTATACTGGTTTACGATGTCTTCTGCAACCTCTGCAATATAGACCACAAAGTTCTTGTTCACGGGCAAAGTCTTGTCCGATTTAGACACAAGAGGAGACCATGGAGCAAATCCAATTTGACCCTCACCAGTAGGAATTGCTACAATAGCATCTTCCAATTCCAATACACTATCAGTCTCTTTAACGATAGTAGCAACAACGTCTTCACCAGAAGACATACGAATAAGTTTTACAGTCATTTGAATTTACAATCACACATTAGTTCAGTCATACATGCAAGTGTATTGATCTCTGGATCAACAGCAAATGCAGACTGATATTGATATTTAGCGAAGATCAAAACTGCTTGTGGAATAGATGATGGTTCCAAAGCGGTATACATTGAATCATAAACTTTACGATACACTGCACTCTGATCATTGTCAAGATTTTCAACAACCCACTTTCGGACTTTGCTGAAATCTTTGTCTTTCATATTACCTACAAGATCTTTCAGATTGACTTCAGATACTGTAGTTAGAATTCCAGTATCAATCTTTCCGATAGAAGAATATCTTTGCAGTTCATTGAGAACTCGTCTCCAGTCTGGAAAATATTTCTTGATTACTTCTGCGACAACCTTCTGATCATATTCAACACCTTCCTCCTCAAGTATAGTCCTGATACGGTTGAAGAAGGATCCAGCAATAGACATCCTGTCCTTTCCGTTAATTGCGAAGTCGATGACTGCACATCGGGAATGGAGAGGTTCAATAATTTTGTTTTTGTAGTTGCAGGTGAAGATGAATCTGCAGTTGTTATGATACGCCTCAATATTTGCCCGTAGGAGGAGTTGTACATCATTGGTTGTGTTATCTGCTTCGTCAATGATGATAACTTTTGGTTTTCCATTTGCTTGAAGTGATACGGTCGTCGCAAAATTCTTTGCTTGGTTCCGTACCGTGTCCAAAAATCGTCCTTCGTCAGATCCATTAATTACGTAGAAATCAACACCGAGTTCATTACACAGAGCTTTAGCAACTGTGGTTTTACCAATACCAGGAGGACCAGCAAGGAGAAGATTTGGAACCTCTCCTTTCTCAACAAAACTAGTCAGAGTTTTTTTGATACCCTCTGGTAAAATACAATCTTCAATTTTGTTGGGTCGATATTTCTCAACCCAAATAAAGTCACTCATAATCAATTAAAAGTAGAATCGGGTTCTAGTGCAATAAGGTAAGACAAGTTCCACTTGTCGTGAGTAAACTGGGAAATGTTAGCAGTAGATACCTGAACATTATACACCCCTGGAAGAATTTTTAGGTTCTCAACTTTGAAGTTGAAACAAAATTCATTGGTTGTTTCACCAACTTTCACAGAGAAGTTGTTAGAAGTATCATTGTTCTTTGTACGAACAACAAGATTCATATCACCGTTCTCACCAACCAGAGAAAGATCGGGAAGTTGATATACACTTGCTGCACGAAGAAGAGAAGACAAAACTTCTTCAGTCAAAGTAAACTCCACATCAATAGTTGGAAGTTCAATATCTTTTTCAGGTGGAGCAGTAATTACACTGGGATCAGAAAAGAAATACTTGACCTTAGACTTTCCACTTCTGATAGAAAGATAAGAAGGATCACCAAAATCAAAATCAGGATCCTTAAATAGAGAGAGACCACCCAGAAATTCATTTAGATCATAGACAGCAAAATCATTGTCAAAGGATTCTGGACACTCAAATTTAGCAAGAATATTTTTAGCAGGAGAGATAGTTCTCAGAATATTTCCTTGCTTCACAACCAAAGAAGAATTGATTGTGGAAAAGTTTTTGAGAATATTCAGAGTTTCGACAGAAATTTTCATAATTATTGTGGATAAGGTTCAGTAACTGTAGATTTGTCAGAGAAGTGGAGGAGAAGGAGACCGTAGTGTAGGATCTTAATTATATCACGACGAGCGGTTCCTTTCTTATCGTAACGAGAAGCATACTTCAAGATGTTACTGCGACAAAATGCCTCAGCGTCTCCACAAGCTTCAATAAGATCTAGAGTTTGAATTGAATCGTTACCTGCGGAATAGTGTTGTCCGTAAGTTCCAATTATGTAGTTACGCAACTCTTCCAAGAGTTCTTCTTCATTGTATTTCAAAGTCATAAATATTTCAAAATTGTAAGAGGGTTTTTCACCCTCTTGATTATACAGAGTTTTTGTACCCGTGTCAATCGATGTCTGTTGATGTCTCAATTTCATCAGTTTCAGGAGCAACAATTTTATCAAAAAGATCCAAGAAGGATTGTTTAGTGTCGTCATCGAATCGATTCAGACAAACACCGATTGCCTTGGATTCATTACCAAAGATACTATATGCACGGATAATGTGAACTAGACGACGAGTAGAAATTACTTCATCAATACCACCTTCACTGAAGGTTTTACGAATGATGTCTGCCCAATTAACAAGAGCATCAATAAACTTATCATTCAAACAATCAAGTTCACGACAATAGTTATTGAGGATCTTAGTCTCAATAGTAACAGTCGGATATTCTTGTTCAAAAGTTACTGCAAACCTTTCTAGGAATGCTTCATTGAGCACGTTAGTTCCAATGAATCGTCCGTCGTCTGAACCTTTACCTTTTGTGTTAGCGGTCGCGAATACGTTGAAGCCCTCTGTTGCTTTAACGTACTTGCCAGTTTTCTTGAGGAAAACTCCTTTTCCTTCGAGAACAGATTGGAGGCAAAGAATTTTGTTGGAGGCGAGATCGATCTCGTCAAGGAGCAACACAGCACCCCGCTGCAGGGCTTCAATAACTGGTCCGTCGTGCCAAACGGTTTCGCCGTTAACAAGGCGGAAGCCACCAATGAGATCATCTTCGTCTGTCTCCACAGTAATGTTAACTCGGATCAACTCACGACCAAGTTGTGAGCAAGCTTGTTCGACACCAAATGTTTTACCATTACCAGAGAGTCCAGTAATGAAAGAAGGATAAAAGATCCTAGACTTGATAATTTTCTTGATGTCAGAGAAATTACCAAAGGGAACATAGTTAATATCTTTTTCTGGAATAAGACTAATAACTTCTTCTGCCGGAGTAGCAGACATAGTGTTATAGGTTTTCTCCAGTTTTTCTTTTACAGTAAGGTTATATACACCACGACCAACTTTGTAATCTTTCAAACGATTGCAAACCGTAGCAAAAGACACATCACTGGTTTCAGCATAATCAATTAGATTTTTACGAGTGACGTTGGTTCCGTATTGGGAAACCAGGTCAGAAATCATCACGTCAGTGGAGGTCATTGGAGTTCCTTGGTTACTTGGCTATTATAGTACAGATGGGAGAGGCCGTCAAGCGATTTGCTCAACGAATTTTGATAAGATTATCTTATTCATCATCTTGGTTTTCATATATTTCTTAAACTGTCGTCGAATTTTACTCTTACTATCATCGTGAGATGCTTCAATTACAGCTTGTTCACCTTTAAAATCAGAAGAAGCTGAAAGAACATAAAGTTCATCATACCCAAGAGAATCAACTACAAAAGATTTACTAGTTTTCCACAGTTTCTTATAGTAATCATAATCATGTGTTCCAGAACTAGTTGCAGCACGAATGATATATTTAATATCATATGACTGAGACAATCTAAAACCAACTACATTAGATCCGGTCATCCACTTGTAATAACGAATCATAGCAGAAGTAATATTCATTCCAGAATCTTGCCATCCTCTAGACTTATTGATATTGATGTCATTGTAACCAGTTGCAGGATCTTTCAAACAGAGAACACCATACTCAGAAGAATATGCACATGATTTTCTAGAGATATATCTTTCTTCACCTTCTCCACAAAACTTGGAGTATGCCATATTGTTGGACTCACCATCAGTCAAGAAGACTGTATTTACATTATCAACTCCAGTCTCCTTTTTAAACTTACTGAATACATAAGTTGCAGCAAGAATAGTATCATTCAGAGGAGTTCCACCAAGACTATAATTTCCAAATGGAGCTTCAGCACGTCGTTCAATGATGTTCATAAGAACCCAAAGTCGGAAGAGTTGTTTGTCAAACTCAGACTTTCTAATCTTATGATTAAACATTTCAATCAAACGGAAGCGTTGACTAATTGCAATTTCACCTTCTCTTTTTGGTTCATGATAAGTTCTTGTATAATCAAATGATCCATTATCACTGAAAGCAAAAACTTGGAATGGAATATTTACTTTCTTACAGAACATAATAAGATTGATCAGTTGTTTGATCGTACCAGACATGTTGTCTGACATAGATCCAGACCAATCAATGTACATGATAAGACCATGATTCTTACCATCAGGAACTACTGTATTCTTTTTGAAGATATCTTCAGACCACTTATAAGAAAACAATTTATTTGTATTTAGAACACCTGTTTTTGAAACACCAGATCGATTGTATTCATCTGCTTGTTTCTTCATCTCAAATTCTTTGACCATGAAACTAACAGCTTTTGCATTCTCTACTTTGAATGCAGTAAATTTATTTGTCCAGTCTTCAATAACATCATAGATTCCTGTATACTTATCTACAATATATTCAATATTCTTATCCATGTTTTCTGAAAACACAGACACTGATTCGATCTGTTGAGACCAATCAATACTAGGAGGACTCAGATAGATATGTTCTTTAGCAGAACAATCTACAAGAGTTTTAGTATTTTTACCCCAAGCATCATCTGTATGAGAAGTCAGTTCATCGTCATTGTCATTGTCATCTTCATATGTCGGAGAGTCCCAATCAGAATCACCACTATCGGAATCATTCTCTTCTCCATCTTCAGTTTCTTCTTCAGTTTCAGAATCATCTGAAGCTTTAACGTCAATCTGATCACCTGCAGCAAGTCCTTCCTGAATAAGATCAGAAACTTGTACTGACTTAGACTCTTCTTTGTCAGACTTACTTTCGATATACTCAAGAATTTTTTTACAAATACTCACAACGTCATCAAAGGTTTCAGCAACCTTAGTCATATCAACAAACTTTTGTTCCTCTGCACTGAAAGGAATAATTGTTTTTACATCATGAATACCAAGTTTGAAATATAGATTAATTCTATCAATAAGATTCATCTCAGAAAGATCTTCACCAGCAATCTCAAAGAAATCTTGCTGGTTTAGTTCAGTGTATCCACGATAAAAAGATTTGGTGATACCAGGATACTGCACTTTAATCTTACGTTCAATACGTGCATCCTCAACAACATTAAGGAATGACTGAGGTACTTCTTTAGTAATGTATGTAGAAGGAGTATATAAAGCGTGTCCTACTTCATGACCTACCAGAAGATCATAAACATCATTTGAAATATTTTCCCATACCGGAAGTTGGAGAACCCGTGTCTCAACATTGAACGAAGCTGTAGAGACGTTACTATGTTCGACAGTCAGGTTTTCCGTTGCTAGAAGTTTAGCGAGATTACTCTTGACTTGTGTGATGGACATAGGTGTCTTTGATCGATACAGCTAAGCTATCACGAAACAGGGTGGGTGTCAACCCTCAATCCATATGGGTTCCTTATCAATCCGAATGAACTTGAAATGACCCCATCGAGATCCCCACACATATTCATCGGTGTCTACCTCATAACCCCTATCATAAACTTTATAACTGTCTTCACTGAGATAGGTAGAATTTTTTACATATGTTTTTTTCCCTTCTCTTTCTACAAAGCAATCACACCCCTCAACTTCACCAACAAATTGTTCACCATCAAATTTAAAAACCATATCACAGTTGGGCATATATTTATCTTCCAACGTATAATTTTTTGCAATGATCAATCCATCGGATTCTGATATTACATTTTTAAACTTTCGATATGTGTTATCAGTATATACAGTTTTTTGTTCTCCATAGAAAGTATTGTCACCCATATACTTATGAGTCAATCTAACTTCCTTAAACATGAACGGATGAGACAGTGCTTGTTTTCTATTAGTAAACGATCCAACATACCAATCTATAAATTTATCTATCATGATATTGTTACCTTACTAAAGTTTTTAACCTTGTCAAATTTCATAACCCTATCAAATTTATCAAGCAGAACATCACCTTTATGAGAGATGATAAAGACGTTAGTATCGTCTTGAACTCCTCGGATAATTCTAAGGAACTCATCAGTACCACCAACATCTAGAGATGAATCAAAAACTTCATCTAAGATAAGAAGATTTGTATTTGCAGAGTTCTTAAGTTTAGCAATAGCTCTCCAAGTAAACATAAGAGCAAGGTCAATTCTCATCTTCTCTCCCTCACTAAAAGAACTATATGTAAAATCATCTCTGTGTCTAGATTTGATACTCTCATTGAATTCTTCATCCAATGTAAAGTTTACATAGAAGTCAAGTTCTTGAAGATACTTATTAATCAACTGATTCATTACAGGAAGATACTTCCTAATGATCATTGATTTGATACCACCATCTTTGAGTAAAGAAGAAATTACATCATAATTTCTTTTAGTTTCTTTTACTTCACCAATAGATTTTTGAACTGATAAACCTTGATTGCCGATAGCAACCAGTTTTTCTTTTTCACCATCAATATCAAGATTGTCATTTCTCAACTCTTCAATCTCATTCTTAATATCTGAGATAATTTTTTGAGTTGTCTTGATAGTCTGTAGTTTTGATTTAACAGACCAGTTAATATCTGATACTTCCCTATTCATATCAGTTTGTTTCTTGATTAACTTATCTGCTTTCTCTAATTGTTTTTTATATTTTTCTACAATTTTAGTTGACTCGTTAATAATTTTAGAAGCTTGATCAATATGTTTAGTTTTAACTTCTGCAGTTAATGACTGTGTACATTTTGGACAGACATCATTTTCCTCAAAGAAATTTTGTTCTTTCTTTGTTCTACTGATTAAATTTACATTTGTAGTAATTTCTTTTTCTAATTTTTTAACTTGTTTATCAACACCATCAAATTTAGATAACTCAGTCATCATTTGATTCACAAGAGAATTTGAAAATTCAATCTCACCATCTAGTGTTTTAATACCTTCTTCAAGTTCTACAATCTTATCTTCCTTCTGAGATATTGTTTTCCTTGC